AGCTAAGTCAGGAAGTACTGTTAAGATGGTAAGGTTTGGACAAGCAGGTAAAAAAGGAAGTCCTAAAGGAACTAAAAGAAATGCTAATTTCCATGCACGTCACAATTGTTCTAATAAAAAAGACAAATTGACTGCAGGTTATTGGGCATGTAAACATAAATGGTAAGTGATCATGGCAAAAAGTAAACCCGTATGGGATAAACCAAGACCTAAAGGATTAGGTAAAAGCAAGAAGCTAACTCCTGCGCAAAAAAGTAAAGCAAAAGCAAGAGCAAAAGCTAATGGACGCAAGTATCCTAATATGGTGGACAATATGTGGGCAGCAAACAGATAATATATTTTGAAAGTATCTTGTCCGAAATGCGGACAACCACTTGAAGTACAGGTAAATCCCTATAAATTATACTGTACAAATCCTGATTGTTTAGACTATACTAAGATAAACAGGGAGTCTAAATGAAGATACAAGTTGTAAGAACACAGTTTGGCATTGACGCTACCAATGGAATGATGTTCATTGACGGTAAGTTTGAATGCTATACGCTTGAAGATCAGTATCAAGCAGTCAAAGTTATGCACGAAACCTGCATACCTGAAGGTACATATCAAATTAAATTTAGAAAAGTTGGTGGATTTCACACTAAATACAGCGCACGTTATAAGAATGCACACTACGGTATGCTTGAACTACAAGATATACCCGACTTTAAATACATTCTAATTCATTCAGGCAACACCGATGAGCATACTTCGGGTTGTATACTTACAGGAAATACTCAACAAGATCTTGACTTAGGTAAAGACGGTATGATTGGACAGTCACGTAATGCGTATGAACGTATGTACAAAAAGGTGGCAGCGGTACTACTACAAGGTAAACCAGTACAATTAGAGGTCAGCAAAATCAATCTTGATGGTGCAGCAGCACCACAACAAAGTTCCGATAGTAAAATGTTGCATGCTATTCACGAAAAAGTGACACGCATTGACACTAAGCTAAAGGGAAAACCTATTATATAGATTGGAGTAATATGAGTGACGAACTCAAACAACTTGTTGAAAAAGTTGTATGGACATTCATCGAAGCATTCGGTTCTGCTTTGTTGGTTGGTCCTGCATTAGACCTAGAAATTACAACACTTGAAGCTGCAGCAATTGCAGGTGGCGGTGCCGTAATAGTAGTGTTAAAAGAGTATGCAAAAAAACAACTCGCAGGTAAATAAACTTACCAAAACCCAACAGGACGTAGCACACAATGACGTAAAGGAGGCAGCTACGCACCCTAATGGATGGGAACCAGGCGTTAAGTTTGATTATAAAACTAAAACTGGAACCATAACATCAAGGGCTATGAGTAGTTCAACTCCTGAATTTGATACTTTATTACAAGAGTGGGGATTCGATCCTAAAAAATATGCAATAGTTAATGACACATTGCGTGTAAGCACGTGGGATATGAATGTCGGTAAGGGAGACATACATCAAGCATGGGCATATAAAGCACAGATCGTTGCTACTGAAGCAACTATAGATCAAGAAGACTATACAAAAATAGAGAAATGGATACAGTCTTACAAGCGTAAAGCTAAACCTAAAGTAAAGAAAACTAAAGCTAGTTTTTTTGTAGCGGTTGCAGATTTACAGTTAGGCAAACGAGATGGCGGAGGTACTGAAGCTATTGTCAAAAGATTCTTAGAAAAAATAGACACAGTACGAGATAGGTATAACTTCTTACGTGCAGCAGGAGTAGAGATGGATCAACTTACTGTTGTAGGATTAGGTGATATCGTTGAAGGGTGCGTAGGATTTTACCCACAAGCGATGGGACCTAACGGAGTCGAGTTGGATTATCGTAATCAAATGAAGTTAGCTAGAAGACTAATTGCTAAAGCATTAGTTGAATGGTCTAAAGACTTTGATGTTGTTGTAGTAGGTGCAGTACCAGGTAATCATGGAGAGAAGCGTACTACTAAAAATGTAGCACCAACAGGTGGTATGGACAACTATGACATAGAAGTGTTTGAACAAATAGGAGAGATCTTCGCAGACAAACCACAATACAATCACATTAAGTTTGTGATACCTGACGAACCACATCTGTCTATCAATGTATGCGGTACTAACATGTCATTTACACATGGACATCTCGCAGGTTTTAGTGGCACAGTTGAGAATAAACTTATGAACTGGTGGAAGAATCAAACTTTTGGTGGATTTCATGCGGGATCCTCGTCCATTCTAGTGACAGGACATTACCATCACTTCAGACAAGTACATGATCCACGAACCTGGATCCAAGTACCTAGCTTAGATGAGAGTACTTACTTCGAGCAGCAAGCAGGTAAGAAAACTAGGCAAGGTGTAGTGACTATGGTTGTAGATAAGAATGGTCACAATAATTTAGAGATCGTATAAAGAAAAAACCTGGTCGGGCAGGACCAGGTTCTTCCTAATTGGGAAGGAGTTACCTTGAATAAAGGTTAACTACATTATCTAAGATACCATATGGTATAATTATATGCAACTCTTTTCTTAGGCGATGGGTTTCCTCCTTTACCTTCGTCTTTGGCAGCAAATTTGACATAGTTAAGTTTGCTGTTTTTTGTATAAAAATCTTGTTATCCGCTTTTTTATGTATATAATTAAGAGTGGAAAGGTAAGAATGACTGCAATTGTAGATGACTATATGTTATCTGAATTACGTACATCTGTTGCTAAGACTGGTGCTAAGTTTCTAGTCTGTCGTAACGGTAAACCATTGTACATTGATTCTATAAAAGGACTGCAAGATTATTTAAAAGCAAATGATCTATTCATTTATGAGTTCGAGTTATGGAATAACATAATACATTATGTGTTTGTACGTGGTGAGCGTGGTGGCGATTAATACATGAACATATTTACAAGTAAAAAGGAGATGAAGAAGTGGGCGATAGCTATGGCTAACGCATGCGGTGGTCAAGAAGTAACACAGACTTCATTAAAACTAAACCAACATCGTCCTGATAAAGTACAAAAGTTATCTATAAAGTTTGTTGAAGATTACAACGAGCAAATGTTAGAAGCTATAAAGTTAGCACAAGGAGAGATCTCTTTACAAGAAGTTGGTAAGGAAGAGGAATGAGTAAACCAAAAGAACAACGCCAGGTTACTATTATGTTTACTGATAACAGTACACGTGACTTTATAATTAAAGCTGATAGTATAGAAAAAGCAGAAAATTTGTTTGACTTAATCTATAATACAATGGAACAAAGTATTACAGATATACTAAAACAATATCAAGTAAGAAAAATGACTAGCGTGTGGTGTGAGTATCACATTGACGAAGACATAGGAATGATGGAGGAAGAATAATGGGATGGCAAGACGAGTACGATCAAGTAGAGGATAGACTAGCAAAGTTTTGGGCAGCTAATCCTAATGGTAGAGTTTATACAGAGCAATTATCTATATCACCTGATCATCAAAGCATAGTTGTAAGAGCTATGATATACAAAGATATAGAAGATATAAATCCTGTAGCAACAGGTATAGCACAGGATCAGCAAGGTCCTAAAGGTGCTAACTTAACATCATGGATTGAAAACGCAGAGACATCTGCAATAGGTCGTGGACTTGCTAACTGGTACGGTTATACAGCAAAAGCAAGACCATCAGTCACAGAAATGCAGAAAGTGGAGAACTTGAAAGGTAGTGCGGGCAACCAACCTACCTCTAAAGATAGGATATCTAATCAAGTTACCAAGAGTGTAGCTAAAACTAGCAATAGCAATAGCTATACTCCTCCACAATCTGTACAACAAAAGACAGAGGGTGCAGTACAAAATGTAGAAGATAAATCTACAACAGAAGTATTAGAATCGATCGGTGTAGTGGTAGAAGAAACAGTTGTTACTAATGGTACGGTAGATCCTAAATGTATAAGTTGCAATAGTGATTTATGGGACAACAGAATTGACAAAGCTAGTGGTAAGATTAAGGAAACATATCCCGATTGGAAGTGTAAGAACAAAGATTGTGACAATGGTAATCCACGTATCTATTACATGGAGAGTTTCAATGCTGCAAAGCAGGCACCTGAAGAATGGTTCATGCCATCAATGCCAAAAGCTAAACCAATAGATGAGACAGCACCAGGTACAGCACCGTT